AATACTCATACATTGCGTAGGCACTCTCGTGAGCTACATGCCCGGCGAAGTCCTAGATATTCTCGGCGATGACGCCCAGCGCCTCGTAAGCGCTGGGCTCGCCGAGCCCTATCAGGAGCCAGCAGCACCGGCTCCACCACCTTTAGACATCGCAGACAATAAGCGTCGTAAAAACGTGGAGAAGAGATGAATATCAAGATCCTCGCGCGTGGCACGTCCGAGCCAGTAACACTGGCTGAGGCGAAGCTCCACCTGCGCGTGGACCTGAGCGATGATGATGCGCTCATCACTGCGATGATCAGCGCGGCACGTGAGATGGTCGAGCGTTACACTAGCCGCACCCTGATCTATACCGCATACCGACTCACCATGGACAATTGGCCCTACGACATCGAGCTGCCAAGGTCACCTGCGATCGAGGCTGCGGCTAATCTCGTGACCGGCATCGCATACATCACACCGCGAATCCGATACTACGACGGTGACGGCAATCAACAGACGATGACGTATGCCGCCAATGATTTTGAAATTTTACTCGACAACAACCCGCCGCTGCTCGTGCTGCCACCAAGCGGCATTTGGCCGGTCACCTACCCGCTCCAGCGTGGCGCAATCGAGATCGACTGGATCGCAGGTTATGGCTCAGCAAGCACGGGCATACCGCAGCTCCTGCGCCTCGCAATTATGATGCTCGTCGCGCATTGGTACGAGCACCGCGAGGCAGTCGGATCGTTTGGCAGCGAAGTCCCGCTGGCAGTCGATAGCGTGCTCAGGCTCTACTCCGATGGAGGGTATAGCTGATGCCTGCCGCCACCGTAGTAGGAGACATGCGTCGTCGCGTATCCTTGCAGGCTGCGACCGATGCGCTCGATGACTACGGTCAGGCGATCCGCACATGGGCCACCTACGCGACAGTGTGGGCCAGCGTTGTCTCAACTCCAGGCAGCGAGCCGCAGAGCGCTCTCATGCAGTCATCAGTCACGACCTACACGGTCACGATGAGATACCGCACCGATGTGCTGCCGACTCATCGCATGATCTACGGAGCGATCACGCTCAATATCGTGGGATTAAGCACCGTTGAGGGTGTCAATAAACACCTGCGCATCATGGCTATGCAGGTCGAGTCAGATGCGCCAGCAACCACGACCAGCACGACAACAACGGCAGCACCTACGACGACCACCACCACCACGACTGGAGGTGCGTGATGGCTATACGCAGCGCGCTCAATATCGATGGGCTAGTAGAGCTGGTCGCCAAGCTCAAAAAATTCCCGGTTGCCATCCGTACCGCATTACGTCGAACGGCTCGCAAGGTAGGCGGTCAGGTCGCCAAAGTAGCCAAGGCTAAAGCACCTAATCGAAAAGAGACAATGCGGGTCGGCGATCAGTTGGTGCGCATGTATGGCGCTAGCCAAGCGCTCAAAAAGAGCATCGGCGTGAAAGTCGCCACGACCCGCAAGGGCGCGGTTAACGCCATCATTGGGCCAAAGCGCAACAGCGAAGCCAAAGTATTCATCGCCTACTACAAGCCGACTGCCGCCAAAAAAGCGCAGCGCAACGTCACGATCACAATAAAGCCCGCCAAATATGCGCACTTGGTGGAAAATGGATTTACCGCCAAAATTTGGGCCAGCAATAAGCGAATAAGAGTTAGCCCTAAGCCCTTTCTCCGCCCTGCGCTCGACTCCAATAGTGGGCAGGTTTCCGACATCACAGTCGATTATCTTCAGATGGCCATCGACGATTTGATCGCCAAGGGCAAAATCAGCCCCGACATGGGGAGTGATACATGAGTGCCCTAGGCAAACTCCTGCGCACCTACCTCGTCGGTCGCACCAACTACTCTGCGACCATACCCGGTGGCATATCACCGGAGAATGCGCCAGTGGGCTCGTCTCTGCCCTACGTCGTCTATCAGGGCATTAGCACTCAGCGCCAGATGCTGCTCAGGGGCACACCAGCGGTAATCACAGAGCGTGTTACGCTGACGGCAGTTGCTGAGACTCGATCGAGTGCGCAGGGCGTCCTAGTGTGGATTGCGGCTCAGATCGAGGCTACACCGGGACGCCAGACAGTAGACGGCACGACAGTCCATCACTGGCGCATCGAGGAAGCGCAGGATCAATCCGAGCTTGGGGGAGATGGGACCGACGAGCTAGCACGACTGACTACAATTGACGTAGTCGGCACATACCAGTAAAGGAGTCTCGACATGCCAAATGTACTAGGACCTGGAACGACCGCAGCTTATGCGACGCTGAGCAGCAGCACCGCAGGCACCACGGCAGCTCTTAACGGGCTGATCAGTATCGCGGCTAATGCACGATCTACGACGTTCGCTGACGTTACCGCGCTCAGCGACACGAAAATGCAGCGGGTGCCAGTACGCAACGACCCAGGCACAGTGCAATTTACGCTGTTCCTCGACGATACCGCGACTGCCACTAACCTGCTGAGCCTGCTCGATGCTCGTCGCATCGCCAAGGTTCACACTCGCGTGACCGTCGATCTCGGTGGCGCAAATATCGATACAATCGCAGTGTACGATGGTTACATCAGCGAGATCGGGTATCCTGATATTGGCGCTACAGACGAGGCGCTGAGGTATACAGTAACTCTCCAATTGAGCGACAAGAGTAACGTATCATGACACTTGACAGAGCAGCAATTATTGGAATGGCAAAGCCCCGCATCGTCACGATCTTCGTGCCGGAGTGGGGCGGAGATGTATGCCTGCGCGAGATCACGGCAGGCCAGCGCGACCAGTGGGACGCATGGCAGATTGAGAATGAGGGCGCGGCACGATACGCAAACATCCGCGCCCGTCTGCTGGTGCTCACTATCTGCGACGAGCAGGGTGCGCGCCTATTTGCCGACAAAGATATCGACATCGTCAGCAGCATGCCTGCTCAGACGATCGATAGACTCTGGGACGCATCCTGCAAATTGGTAGGATTACGCCCTGAGGATGTGGAAAAAAACTAGCCAAGCGCCCGCTCCGGCGGGTGCTATTTCGGCTCGCTGGTCATCTGGGCATGACGGTCGGCGAGATCGAGGAGCGGATGAGTAGCACAGAGCTGGCTGAGTGGGTCGCACTCATAAGGCTCGATCCTTGGGGCTACTACCGCAGCGACCTACAGCATGCGCTAGCGGCATGGGCACCGATGGCAGCGTGGAGCAAGGGCGCTAAAATCACAGACTTTCTGCCTCGAGATCTCTGCGCGGAGATGGAGGCAGAGCGAACGACACTCACGGCACTGGTCGAGACCGGGGCCAAGGTCATGACTAGGGAGCAGGCATATGGCTAGTATCGCTAAGCTCTCGGTACAGATGGCATGGCAGGGCGCTGAGCTGACTAAGGGCGCTGCCGATGCCAGCAAAGACCTCAAGAATGTAGGCGACAAAGCAAAGAAAACTAAAGAAGAGCTTGAGGCGCTCAAGAAAGAAAAAGACAAACTAGGCGAGAAAAAGTTAAATTTAGCAGAGTCACTAGGCCTGAAATCTTTGAACGATGTCAAAGGCCTGCTGGACATGGCACGCGGCGTGTTCCAATTCTTCGTTGGCCTGCCTATCCAAGGCGCTGTATCCATTCTGAAAATGGGTAGCGCTCTCGAGACGATGACGATACGAGCTCAGTACGCAGCCAAATCAATCGAGGCAGGCAATAAAGTAATCAAGGATCTACGCGACCTTAGCAGCAGCAGTGGCGTGCCATTGCAGGATCTGGCCAAGGCATTTGAACAATTCACGGCCGCTGGCATTAGCACGGCAGGCGCATCGACAATCCTAGCCAATGCGGGCAACGCCATCGAGCTGCTCGGTGGTGGAGCATCTGGTGCACAGGCAGTTGCTGCTGCAATCACCGAGATCCGTGGCGCAGCCATCGCCACTGATGGCCCGCTCAAAACATTGCAGCGAGGCGGGCTGAGAGTATTTGAAGCACTTGCCCAAGAGCTCGAGGCAGTCACGGGCAATGCCTACTCGGTCGAGGAGGCAATGGCTGCCGTGCAACAAGGCTCGGTGAGCAGCGCCACGGCAGTACGAGCGGTATTCAGGGCAAGCAATTCGACAGAGGCTAAGGCTGCCGCTGATGCGTTTGGTGCATCGTTTGACGGCCAGTTGCAACGTCTATCGACAGGTTTCAACGATCTCCTAACAGAAATAGGCAAGCAGATGCTTGCTATACTTCAACCGGAAAAAGCATTTTCTGCGCTTAAGGGCGCTTTTCAGGGCGTCAAAGAAGTCGTTCAAGAGATCGCCGCGGCGTTCTTGCCTGTGGTTGACCCCAAAGATAAAGCAGCAGGGCTAGCCTCTATATTTGAGTCGAGCAAGCAGATTGCCAAGGATGTTGTCAATAAATTGGTCGAGGGTATTACTCAGCTAAAGGGCATGTTTGACGAGGTAGTTGCTGGCATACGCAAATTGATGCAGGACTACCAAGGCATGACCGCAGGCAAGGTCGCAACCACCGCCGCTACAACAGTCGTCACCGCGCCATTTGAGATTGGCAAAGCCATGACTATGGCAGTTGGAGATTTTGTCAAAGGGCCGCGTGTCGATCCGAATAGACCAGGGCAGATGACGATTGGCGATGAGGTGCGGGCCCAAATAAAACTTGAGAAAGAGATAGCGTCAAAATCAAATCTTGCTTTGATTTCTGCGATGTCATCATTTTTGCAACTCAATAATGAGCTGCCCAAAGTAGGAGTTAGTGCCGAGGAGGCTGCGGTCAACGCAAAGAATCTGGCATATCAGCAAAAACTCAACGCTCAATTTGCTCTAGAGCAAGCTGAGAATGAGAAAAAAGCTAATCTCGATTTAGAGCTTGCCACCAAAGACAATGCCAAATTGACCGCAACTATACTAAATAACAATATGACCATCACCGAGAAATTCGCCGAGATGACCGGCAATCTCGAATCGATGATGGCTCAGGCAGCCAAGGGCAGCAAAGAATCTGCTGACAAATTGCGAGCAGCACAAACTAGAGTCGTGGGCAAGCAATTGCAGGACATGATCAAACAATTTGCCACGCCCCAGGCAGGCACTGCGCAGGCGTTTGTGGCTGGCTCTGCCGGTGCTGCTGAGGCTCAGATCAGGGCGAGAGTTGAGTCGATTAATGCAAATGTAGACCCACAGAAACAACTGGTCGCTGCTGCTGCTGAGGCCGCGCGGCAGGATGCGCTGCAAGCCGTGCAAATGGCGCGTCTCGTCAAAGCAGCGGAGAATGCCAACATCATCAAGCCCGGCACTCTGGTCATCCCCAAATAAGGAGGCGACATGGCATATACACTGTTTACCGAGGTCGCCGAGGGGCGCACCGCAAGCGTCGATCAGAAATTTAACCGCACGTATACCCGTGTATTTCTGGTGCGCACTGACGCTGCGACATACGGGCCAGCGTACGCTGCATCACATCCATCGCTGCCGGTCATATTCTCGGCGCACAATGAGGATGCCAACGCGTACTGCCTCAGCATCAGCCCGTCTCAGGATCAGGGCGACCCTACGCTCTGGCGCATATCGGTCAATTACGGCTACAATATCGATGCGCCATCGGCAGCATCAGCGCCATCGGGCGACCCTGCCGTCGAGACTCAGCAGACTGGGCAAGCGCCCGCGGATCGTGTCGAGAACCCGCTATCTAGGCCGAGAGACTACAGCGTCTCGACGATCTCATACCCGCTCGCAGTTACGTATGATCGCAACAATAACCTCATCAAAAATAGTGCCGACGATCCATATTTGCCACCTGCTGAGATTGTCAAGGGGGGCGCATCGATCACGGTGGGCCTCAACTCTACAAGCTCACCATCTGCGGCATGGATCGGCGCAATCGGCTATATCAACTCCAGCTCGTACACTGTTGGGCCATATGTGATCGGCACGGCACTCGCCAAGCTCAATAGTGTTAGTGCAAACTTGGTCTATGAAAACAACGTCAGCTATTGGCGCTGGTCGCTAGTCTTTGAATATCGCCCTGCTGGTTGGGCGTACGTTGTCGCCGATATGGGCATGTTTAAAAAATCAGGAGGCACTCGTACTCCTATCGATATTAACGGTGTGCCCGTATCTGTGCCCGTCAATCTTGACGGATCTGGTGGCGTGCTAGCTGGTGGCGGAACGCCAGTGTTTAACACATTTCATATCTATCCGCGCGTTGCATTTCCAACACTCTAGGAGGCCCGTAGACGATGGCTGGCTATCTCCTAGACGACCAATCAATCGCGCGCCTCGCCACGCTCCTGCGTGAGTATGAGGCAGGCAATCTTGGCAACCGTGACCGCAACGTCATGCCACGATCTGGGCCGAGTTACCCGATCGTGCATGTGGTGCGTGTGACATCGACAACGCCAACATCAGGCTACTATCCGGGTAAATTGCTGACCTACGTTGCCGATACCGACACGTGGACCGACGATGTCGATATCAAAATCAAGGACATCAACGGTGGCGTGCCGTCAGTGCAAAGATACCTAGGCCGGTATGCAGGGATTAACAGCTACGGCAATCCGGTGTACATGGTTATCCTGTCGGGTGGCGGTGGTGGCGCAATCCTGTCGATTGACGTAGTTACATCCCTGCAATGTGTCGATGGCGAGATGCTGCCTAACTGGACGACACTCTGTATTCCCGGTGCAAATATCTGCACGACTACAACAACCACTACGACGACCAGTACCGCAGCACCAACGACAACTAGCACGACCTCGACGGGTGGTGGGTAATGAGCACAATGCCGCCAACGACCTCGAGCACGTCGAGTAGTAGCTCGTCATCGACAACCTCGAGCACGACTACCAGCACGACCACGACAACATCAACAACTCCATGCCCAAGTTCGTGCATCTACGTGTGGACAATGGGTGCGTGGGTGCTTGTCTCAGGCAACTGTGAAACAGGTTGTTTCTGCTGGGTGCCATCGACTCCAGGCATCGAAGGCGCGGTAGCAGTCGAGAGCTGCCGAGACTCTGTCCAGCCGACAACGACCAGCACGACCACCACGCCGACATGCGAGAACTCTGGATGTAGCTACGTGTGGATGTCCGGCATGTGGGTCTCGGTGGCTATTTGCCTCGAGGGATGTACCTGCGCAAGTCCCTCATATGATGGCACAACCGAGGGCGAGACTGCCTCGACATCATGCGTCGGCACATCGACCACGACCACCAGCAGCACGCCGAGCGGATGCACATATCAGACGTGCATCTATCGATGGAACGGCAGCGCATGGGTTAGCGCTGTCGCATGTCCAGACGGGTGCTACTGTGGATCTCCACCAGCGCGAGCAGGCGCATTTGTCAATGAGTACGTGAGCGCTAGCTGTCAGAGCACGCCACCAACAACGACAACCACAACGACGCCATCGACGACCACGACGACGACAGGTACTGGCACAACAACCAGTACGACGACTAGCACGACCACCACGACGACAACGCCTTGTGCTGGCCGATGCTGCATACGGAATGTGTATTACAATGACGGATTGACATATTCGACAATTATCAAAAACGACTGCATAGGTGCATGTAATTGCAATTTGCCCAATCAGCCATTTTATGCGTTTGGTATACCGACTCAATGGCGCATGTACGCTCCATGTGGCGATACAAGCTACCCACAGGTTACTACGACTACATCGACCGAGCCACCATGCACTGGCACATGCACTTGGCGATGGTCGGCTGTGAGCTCACAGTGGATACCTTATGGGGCATCTGGCAGTTATCAGGATGCAAACAAGTGCCGATCAAGTGTGCAAATCGGCAGTAATTTCTTTTTGCGCAAGTGCTCATGTATCTACCCGACAACCGCTGGCACGACAGAAAACGAAATTACCACAACCAACTGTGGCAAAATCGACTGCACAAATTGCGGCTGTGCCGATAGGTGGTGGTGCGATGATAGTGGAGTGGCCAAGCGCAGGCCTAATACTCTGACAGTGACATTCCACGACGATGATGGTGTATGGCCCTGCATGGACGGAGTGACGCTGACGCTAATCATTGCTGAGCGGAGCAGTATTCCTAGGGCTGCATATAGTCTAGCCGCTATGGTCGAGGTGCCAACATGCACACCTAGCCTATTTAATTCAACATCGGGCGATCCTATTAGATTTAGGTGCGACACAGAATGTGGTGGAGTGCCCGGATATCATGGCACGTCTGCTGGCGTTGCAAAAACATTATGGATAACTGGGTTCAATCTTTGGCCAAAAAGTTACGGATATGGTTACCGATTTGGAACGGCAGGCGCAACTCCTATTTATAATAACTGCACTTGTGGCACTGAAACAATTAGCAAGAAGGCTACAGAGTTTGGTGTTTTTGCAGGCATTGGCACCTACATGCGATCAGGAGCAAATGGAGCCATCGGCACTATGTGCACTGTGGAAACTATGGCAGCCTTTGTTAATCGCTGTGGTTACACAGATCCATATGATCCCTATCCACTAAAAGGCAATTGTGTTTTTGATTCATGCAGTCCAGTAAGTTATAC